ACCTGAGCCTCGCGCCGTCATTCGCGGCGAGAAAGCGAATGAAACGTTTGCTGCGCTGTCCGAGCGAACGGGCAAGGTGTACATCGTCATAACGACATCACCGCCTCAACTGGCAGCCGTGCAACGGCACTACATACCCGACGCAGTCACCACCCTCGTTATCAACGATGTTGACAACCGAGGGTTCGCCCCAGACCTGAGCGGGCTGCCGCATCATACGTTTTCGCACAGCGACCTGCTCTGCGACTTGCTCGACGGCACAGGTACGCATGTTGCGGAGCTAGCGCGCTCTTTCGAACGTTGTCCACCGGAGGAGTTCTGGTTGAAAGAGGAGTACACATGACTGACGCACAGTTGCTGCGGTTGCTCGAAGACCTCGTTACGACATTCAACACTTTGACAGACACTGTGTGCGTGTTGCGCTGTGAGATAGAGGAGCTTCTTCGCGAGCGCGATCTGTACCAAAGGATCGCAGAAAAAGCTGTCGCGATCGAGCACGGGTTTCGCGACGGTGATTCTGAGAATGGCGAGCTGACTGCAAGAGAACAAGCGCGAGGCGTCGTCTGGTTTGGTAAGAGGACCACATGAGCTTCCGTGAACGTACTGTGTTCGTGCTCTTCTGTGATGGCTGTTTCACTGAAATACACGATCCAGACAAGCCACCAGCCGTGCCTGCGAATTGGAGCGCACGATACTTCGACGTATTCGAACCAGAGCACCACTTTTGTCCGCGCTGCACGAGAGAAAGGCAGCCGGGGTTATTCACACCACAAGACGCTGCACAGGCGGCTTTTCGCTCTGTAGGTGTAGCTACTACAAAAAGTTAGAAAAAAACGCAGTCTGAAAATCCTGACTTCAAAAAGAAGTGAAGTCTGGACTTTGTGTGCAACAAAAAGGAGTTTTCAATGTCGAACGATTTTGAGCGCAAGTACGTAGAGCTGCGCAATGAGTTTCTGGAAGAAATCGGGAATCTTTCGCCAGCAGACTTGTTCGCGTTTGCTGTGGCATTCGAGCGCGGCCTTACTGAGATGCAGAATGAAACGGCTGCGTGTGCGCTTCAGGCCAACTATTTGAAGGTCAATCTTCCGGCAGGTAACGACGCGCAGAAAAGCTTTGCCAAAGAGGAAAAAGCCGCTCTTGAGCGTATGCAGCACTTGGTGGCATTGAACAGCTTTCTGCCGGTAATCAAGCGTTACGAAGACTTGATTGCCGAAGTGCTCAAACCCGCGGCACCGGTGGTTTCGATCGTTAAACCGCCAGCGTCGTGAGTTTGTATCGTGGACTGGAGAGAGATTAACCGCGTCGTTGCGGAAGAACTTTCGCGCGGCATCGGCCACGGCGATAAAATCCGCGTTAACTGCCCTGTCTGCCTGCTTCGAACAGGAAAGCGCGACCGAAAGACTTCGCTGGTTGGTCACACATCTAGTGGTCGCTACCACTGTTTCAAATGCGGAGTTACTGGGCGCTTCGCAGAAGCACTGCAGAACGCCCCGCGCGTTGAAGACATCAAGCTCTTCTCGCAGCCCGAGGGTTACATTCCTCTCTGGACAATGGACGCAGCGCGCTCGCTGAGTTTGCAGCCCGCGCTGAACTATCTACGCAAACGAAATGTAGACCGCGCGCTTCTGGAGCAGTTGCAAATTGGTTGCTGCTTGGTAGGGCGCTACGCGTTCTCTGTCATCATTCCGATTCTGCTTCCGCAGGGGGATCTTGGTCTGTGGGGCGGGTTTGTCGCACGCACTTACGTTCCAAGCGACACTCCATACAAGTACCCACCAGAAATGTCTCGTGGTGGTGTGTTCTTCAACCACGAAGCAGTTCTCGAAAAAACAGACAAGACCCTCATTGTAACGGAAGGAGTCTTCGACGCTATCCCGTATCTGCCCGATAGCTGTGCAGTTTTAGGAAAACTCAGTTACAACCAGATAAATCTGCTCGCGTTGGCACAACGTCCTGTGTGCCTTGTTCTCGATGGCGATGCCTGGGAACAAGCGGCATCGGCCGCTTTATGGCTACGCATGCAGCATCAAGAAGCCGGCTTCGTCAAGCTCCCACCACGCGTGGATCCTGACGAAGTGCCTGTGCGCGAACTCCAACAACTTGCTGACCAATCAATCCATCAACCAATCAAGCTGTAACATGACCACTGAAACGAACGACACCACCACATCCAAACAACTCCTCGAAAACGAACAAAACCACCAAGAAGAAGCGCGACGACGACGATTCTACGCGTTGACCTCAGACCTCACACCGGTGGAGCGTCGTGATTTGATGGCGCAAGCGCTGAACAAAATCAGCGAACTCGAACTCGGTCCGCAATGGTACTTGCGCCTTTCCGAAACGGACTGGCGCGAACTGTTTCGAACAGCGGACGCGTACCTTGCGGACCGATCGTGCTTGAATGGAAAGGGTACGCGAGAAAACGCAAAAGACACCTACAGCAAACTGCTCTCCACGTATCCCGAGGGCCACGCGCACCAGTACGCACAACATCAACTCTTTCGTGAGCAAGTTGTTGCTGCATACGAAAGACTGAAACGCGCAAACGCTGGGCTGAAGAGCAAAGAAACGCTTGTGCGTGTCGTGCTCGACGTTGTGTGTGGCGGTAACTGGCGGCGTGCGTACAAAGCGCGCTTTCGCTGCATTCCTGGCTGGATGTTGACCGACGCAACTTCACGTCTTACGTGGCTTGTGCACGGCGATGTATCTGACGTTCTTGGTTGGTGGCATGCTGCGCTTGCCTCCAGCGACGACTACCGCGGATACGCGACCAACGCTGCGCACGAAGACATCGACGACACCGAAGTTGAAATCCCGGTGGAAATCGACTGGGCTTTGTTGGAGAAACACGCTAACGCACTCTCGCACAAAGTTATCGAGGCCCGCGTCGAGTACACCGTCAAGCCGCCGCGCGTGGAAACAGCAAGTCCACCATCAGTGAGCGTCTACCTTGTGCTGGACAACAACGTTGTTTTCAGTAGTGGCGCTGCAACCGATCTGGATGTCGCACAAGTTGCTTTGTGCGAACGCATGCGTGCGGCTTTCGTCAAAAGATTGGACCCGAACACCATCACTCAGCTGAAGACACTGAAGGCTCTTGGATTGGACTTCAGCATCTTGTAGAAAGGTAATCAACATGTCCGACATCTCGTTCCAGCGAACGCAGTCTTCGCACTTCGGCGCGCATGTTCTCGTTCAGCGCCCATTGTTCGACAAACCGAAATACCAAGTCGTAACGGCCAGCATGGACGACGAGAAACTCATGCTCGTTGATATGAACGACGGCGTACCTGTGAGTGTGCGTTACCGATACAACGAGCTTCGTGACGGTGTTCTTCTCGGTCCGCTCATGTCGCGTGAGTATTTCGAGCCGCTGAACCCGCAGAAGCCGCGCCAAGCAGTTGTGGATTTTCTAGCCACGTTTCCAGAAATGGCCCCGTGGTTGGAGCAGCTGCGACAAGACTTCGATTTGACACCTGTGGTGGAGGAAACGAAAATCACCGAGGAGTTTTTCGAAGGCATCAAACCCGATCCGCCAGGACAACCCGAGAAAGGGCACAAGTACGACGGTGGCAAAGAGGCGTGGCACTTGCTCCCGTGGGACGCGGTAAAACAGGTTGTCAAAGTGCTGGACTACGGTGCCGTAAAGTACAAGCCCCACAACTGGCGGGTCGTCTCTGGCTGGCGCTGGCGTTACTTCAACGCAGCGATTCGTCACTTGTACGCATGGCTTCGCGGTGAGCGTCTGGACAGTGAGTCCAACCTCCCGCATCTCGCTCACGCTGCTTGTTGTGTGCTGTTTCTACTCTCACAAGAAATGACGGCTGCACCCGATGACGGACACGAAGACAGCGAACAACGAGTCGGCCCAGCCTAAATATGCGCCATCCCTCGTTGGGCTGACGTTTGGGATGCTCCTTGTCTACGACTACGACCCGCAGCGCGCTAAATACGGCCGCAGAATTCTGCGCTGTCGGTGTGCGTGTGGTCGTGAGCTGGCTCTTCGACGGGACAAAGTTGTTGACCCAATTCACGGAAGAAGAAGCTGTGGGTGCACACCGCGAGACATCGCAGACCAAAAATCTGTGTACCCGCTTCCACTCTCCGACCGACAACCGGGTGGGCGCTTACTTCTACCGGAGCAGAGGCACACACCGGAGACGAACTATCTAGCGCGTGCGAAAAACTTCGCGCGCATGTTTTCGCCACGAGGCGAAGAGAAAGATTGCCGCGTGACGCTATCGCGCGATCTCACAATGACAACACTCAACTACACACTGCACATTGTGTGTTTCGTTGATGACACAACTGTGCACTGCACAGATACAACCGTTCGAAGAGTGTTCGACCGCATGCTGAAGATTCTTCTGAAGAAAGGCAGAACACTGTGACTGTTACATCTCTCGACGGTGAAGAAACTATTCTGTGTGTTTTCACTGCACGCATCAGCGGACCATGCGAACACGATTTGCGCGTCGATCTAACTGTAAACGGTGACGACGTATGTGTTGTCAAACCAAGCGTGTTCCCGACCGTATGCGTAACGACACCGTTTTCAACGGTCATTAAGGGCTTGCTCGACGGCAACTACCCTGTTTTTGGACGCATCCACCATGTCGGAACGCTCACACTCGTTAGTGTGCGTCTTCCATCTCTCTGAAAGGAACTACGATGAAACTGGTTCAAGCTAACTACGACGACTACACAAGCTCGAAAGACAGTGGCTCTCTGCACACTGTTTCCCTTCGGTACGAAGGCTCCGTCGAAGACGTGACGCGCTTGCTCAATGCTGCGCTCAGCGGTGCTCTGCTTCGCGGCCTTTCGTCTGACACAGCAGGTCACCACTTCAATGTTGAACAGCGCTTCGCGGAAGGTTCTGACCCTAACCGAGTCAGTAATGCAGTTGCGAAGCAATTCGAAAACGCGCACATCACGCCAGCGGCAAAGGAAAGTCCTTCTTCGGTCGAGACGCACGCTGCACCAGAAACACCAAAGCGCGGAAGAAAGAAGGCTGCTGAAACCGCCCCTGCGGCTCCACCGCCACCCGCACCACCGGCAGCAACTCATCCACCGAGCGAAGAAGACGACAAAGAAGAACCGGCTGCAGCAGCCCCTTCAGCAGAGAACGAAAACGACAAGATCATCGAGCAGTTGAAAGACTGTACGAAGCCGTCGAAGCTCATGCTGAAGTGCCGAGAACTCGGGTTCAAGTCGCAACAAGCCAAGGACTTTGTGAAAACGCACTTGGACCGTCTGCATCCTGACATCCGCGGTCGCGCGGATTTGGATTCGGCACTTGCGCTCGCCGCTACGCTCGCGTTCCCCGAAAAGTCCTAGCGCTTTGGAGCAGCGGTGGTTCGACTCCCCGCAGCGCTCTATGAAAAAATTACCCCTTTACGAAGTCCCGCCTGTCGGTCCTGTGACGACGCTAGAACATGTACCAATAAACAGTTCGTGCAAAAAGTGTGAATTACACAAGTCCGCGCGCACCGTGTGCATGCGCCCCGAGCTAGTCACGCAGCAGACAGGCAAAGAACGCATCGCTGTGATTGGCGTTTCGCCAACAGCAGCAGACGACGATCGAACAGGCCGCCCGTTCACAAGCACTACAGGTCGCTGGGTTCGCGAGCAGTTGAAACGTATTCCTTCGGAAGCAGTGCTGCTAGACAACGCCATTCGTTGTCCAATGAAAGAGTTTGCGGACCTGGAAGCCGTGGTCGATAGCTGCCGCGCTTACCTAGCAACAGCGCTTGCCGAATTTCGACCGACGCGCATTCTTGCGCTTGGTTCTGGTGCCACACGTTCGTTGCTAGGACGATACGCACCGCCAGACTCTGTTCGCAGGGGGTTCGGCTGGTATCTGCATCCAGACGACGTGGACGAGCCGGTGCACACATTCGTTCCGGTGTTCTTGTTGGACAACCCTGTGTACGCACTTCAAAACCGGTTTTCCACAGAAGACTTGCGCAACGACATTCACTACGCGCTGACAACACCATTACCGAGTGCGCGCTTCATGGAGCAGTTCGTCTATGAAGTGGAAACAGTGCAGGACATGCGCGCTTGTTACAAAGCGTGCGAGTACGCTGGAATGTTTTCGTACGACACGGAAACATCAGGCCGCGCTTTCGACAAACTCTTTCGCATTGAAGCTTTGACGGTTTGGCCGTCCGGCCTGCAGCACGGCTACAAGCTATCGACTTCGCTCGATAATCCTGAAGTTGTTGCGTTAATGACGCAGCTACTCTCGAATGAGCACATCAAAAAGGTCGGTCACAACATCAAATACGACATGGTTGCAACGCTTGCTGACCCGCGCATTGCAACGTTTCCCGCTGGTGTGTTTTCAGACACACGACTCACCAGAAAACTGCTGGAACCAGAAGTAGCAGCTGACTTGGCAACCGCTGCTGAACTTGTCGGGCATGGAGGGTACAAAGAAGAGGCGCGGCGAGAGCTGTCAGAGATTTGTCGTGACTTGAACGCACTAGCCAACGAGCCTCTTCGGGCTCCCACACAGTCCGGGAGAGCGCGCAAACCGCCAGCACTCAAACGCCTGCGCGTTCACAACGTTCGCACTGAACACCTGGAAGCCTTGCGCAAAGAAACCGTTGTCGCAGAGCAGCTCGCCTACCACTACATGACACCCACCGTGCGCGACACCTACAACGGGCGCGACGCACAAACAACCATGGCTTTGCACGAAGAGCTTTACTCTCGACTGCGCGCCGAGCCTGGTCGTTTACTCGTGCACGACAAGATCAGCATCCCTGCAACGAGAGCGCTCGCGCATATCGAAGCATGGGGCTTTCTTGTTGATCAAGAAGCGCTGTACGCGTTTGACAACTACTTAGCGTTGAAGCTCTACGAAACAGAAAGACACTTGAAGAGTGTGGCTGACATCAACTTCAACTCACCGAAACAACTTGGCGAACTTTTGTTCGACAAACTCAAGCTCCCGCTTGTGAAAGAGCGGAGCACTGATGCGTCGGTACTCAAAGCTTTGGAGTCAAAACATCCAATTGTAGCGTCGTTGCTCCGACATCGAAAACTGGCGAAGCTTCGCGGTACATACGCCAAAGGAATGATTCCGCACATCCGAGATGACGGGAGAATTCATCCTACCTACTTGATTGACGGTGCAGTTACTGGGCGCATTTCATGTGCGGACCCGAATCTCCAAAACATCACGTCACCAGAACGCGACGAAAAAAACAGTGATGAACAGTTCGGGAAAATGTGCCGCGACATTTTCGTAGTGCCTGATGACTACGACCTGTTTGAAGGTGACATGGCGCAACAGGAACTGCGTGTTGCTGCGTTTCTCTCCGGCGACGAGACACTCATTTCCGAGTTCCTCGCGGTTCCTCCTGTCGATATTCACGCAAAAACCGCTTCGGTGGTTTACGGTGTGCCCATCGAGCAGGTCACAAAAGCGCAACGCACGCGTTCAAAAACTGTTACGTTCGGCCTTCTCTACGGCAAAACAGACGAAGGTTTGGCAGAGCAGCTAGGAATCACGCTGGAAGAAGCGCGAGAGATTCGTAAAACAGTTCTCGGGCGCTTCAAACAACTCGCGGTGTACCTGCGCGCCATGGTCAGGCGCGCGCATTCTGAGGGTGGCGTGTATACGTGGTGGGACGGTAACGAACGCGCTCGTTGGCGGCCGTTGTATGATGTTGCTGCGAACGGACCAAAAGCACGACCGCAGATTTTCCATGCCGAAAACGCCGCTGTGAACACACCCATTCAAGGAACAGCTGCCGACTTCGTGACCGCGAGCCTTTGGCCGCTTGTGTCGTGGATTATCGAAACACGCGCACCCGCAAAAGTTGTTTGCACAGTGCACGACTCCATTCTCGTGGAGTGTCGAAAGGACTTCACACCAACACTTGCGCGAAAAATGCACCAAATTATGACCAGCCACAACTCGGGACGTGTCCCGCTCGTCCCCGATTTCAAGTGTGGTCCGCGCTGGGGGTCAATGAAACACTATGAACTCAAGTGAGGACGACAAAGAACTGGTAGAAGAGGCAGTGCGCTTGCGTCCGATACGCTGCCGTCTTGTAGACACTATCGAGGCAGTAAAAGTTATGCGCGCAGCTTCTTTAGAAGGAATCGAGGCGCTCAGTATTCGCGCTGCGCACAGAGATGGAAGGTGGGTCGAGTGTGTTGTGCCGTTTTCTCCGCCGCACTATCTACCAGGAAGGTGTTGGAAAGATGTGCGACTCGTTTCTTGGTACGGCACGTTAGCGCTTGCCGCTTACGGTCCTCGGAATGTCCCTTTTGGTCGTGACGCGTACTACAAAGTCAAAGACGTTGTAGTACGTCTCAAAGAGGTTTTGGAAGCTCCGTGTTTGGACTGCAAAGAAGACGCTTTGTGCCCGACTTGTGTGTTTTGCGAAGCCGCTGAGAAACGGCGCGCGCAAAACCCAAGTCTTCGTCTGTCGGAGTGGCCCTTCAACGCCGCGTAAATTTCAGCGCCGTTGGCATGACAGGGAATGAGAGCGCGGTACATGGATAACGAGCAAGATGTTGGGTTGTTTGCTATAAACGAAACACGCATACAGCACGAGTTCATGCGCGTTGCTTCGGACCTCGCTCGCTGGAATCAGAAGCTAGCCGAAGCAACAGAAGCGGTTCAACTCGCCGAACACAAACTGGAGTATGTAGAAGCACACATTTACCATCACATTCGAATCGCAGCGCAGGCAGACGGAGAGAAGATTTCCGAGAATGCAATTCAATCGAGAATAAAACTTGACGATCTGTACCGCGCACAACGAGACACTTTGATCAAAGCAAGCAAACGCTTGCTAGAAATCAAAGGGGCTGTTCAAGCCATTATCACGAAACGCGACATGCTGATTAGTCTCGGAGCGCACTTGCGCGAAGAGATGAAAGGCGACCCATCAATCCGAAGTGAAAAGATAGACTGGAGCACACGCAATGACTAAAGAAATGCAGTTGTACGGAAGCTTTGACATTGAAGCCGCAGAAGAAGAGGCAAAACAAAGCAAGCAAGGCAGTGGGAACATCATTCGCAAGCTGGAAGAAGGAATCCACAAGTTCCGCTTTCTTCCGCCACGCGTCGGGGAAACTTCGCCGTTCCTGGTGACGTTCGAGCACTTCTTCAACGTCGCCCCAAACAAGTCTGTGAGCTTCAACTGTCCGCGCGAAATGGCGCGACAACAATGCCCTGTGTGCATGGAAGTTGCTCGCTGCGAGGCTTCGGGCACACCAGCTGACAAGGCACTCGCAGACGATCGAAGAGCGCGTCGCTATGTTTGGGCAGTTGTGTTGGACCGTTCCGACGCATCGATGGTGCCGAAGATGTTTCGCTTCGGCAAGACAATCCACGAAAAGCTGCTCGGCATTCGTACGAAGCACAAAATCAACTTCGTTGACCCGATGACGGGAATCGACATCGTGATCGAGCGCACCGGTAAAGGGAAAAACGACACCGAATACACGGTGATGATGGACCCGGACGGCAAGAGTCCTTTGGCTGAGTCGGAAGAACAAATGATCGACGTTTTGACCGCTGCCCCGAACATGCACGAGACTGTTGGACGCGTGCTCAGTTTGGAAGCGATCAACGCGAAACTGTTGGGCGAAGAATCGCAGATCGGTGTTCGCGACGCGAAAGCAAAGCAACTTCCGAGTGGCAAAACTGCGCGGGATTACACTACGCGCTAGACCTTCTGCTCCTCTCCTTCTATCTGTTTCTCCCGGACAGATAGTCGTGGCAGTGCTTTCACGACAGAGGATTAGTGAAGCCGCGAGCGATCCGTGTAGCTACGGTGACTGTAACCAAGGGTGATCGCGAACAGTGACAGCCGGGAAAGACCGGCGTTTCTATTTGAGCGCGTAGTTTTTATCTCTGGGAAGTACAGTGCACGAGAAAACCAGAGCGGCAAAACGCACCAGTAAACATGGTGAGATGCGAGTTCGAGGCTCGTCGCGTTCGTAGGAGACAGGCACTTAGCTTCAGAGCGTGGAGACAACTCCTCATAAAATGACGGTAACGCTCTGCGTGAACGACAACGAGAAAGTCGTGACAGCTCGGAGAGACGAGCCTTTCTACAAAAAAACACGAGGTGTGCATGCGTTTTGTTGAACTCAT